ATCGATGATGGCCGTGGTCAGGAGGTCGCCTGTCACCTTGCCGTTCTCGGGATGCTCGAGCACGGAGAGGTCCTGCGTCCCGAAGAGGTTGCCCGGCCGCCCGCCTCGGAGCTGTTGGAACTGGAAGCGGGCCTCGGAGAAGAGTCGGGCGCGGATCGCCAGGCAGGAGAACACGACCGAGTTCCGCATGTAGGTGCCAGCGACGTAGCCGATGAAGGTCGGCTGCACCTGTTCGCGGTCGCCCGTCATCGTGGTGTTGAGCAGGAATTGCATGTTGTCCGGGCTGAACCAGGACACCCACTCCTCGAAGGAGAGCGAGGCCTGCCGGCGGCCCGGAAGAAGGGAACGGATCAGAGCAGGCATGGGCTACTTCTTCCGACTTGGGTTCGGAGCGAGGTGTCCTGGCCCTGACGCGAGCAGCGCGTCGAAGTCCAGGAGCAGGGCCCCGAACAGCAGGAGGCCGGCGCAGATCAGGCCCCAGGGCAGGTACACCAGGGCAACGCCGACGACCACGAGCAGGCCGCTGGCGATGGTCAGCGCGAGCGCTAGCAGAGTGCGTCGACGCTGGATCATCGCCAGCTCCCGATCACGAACGGCTCGACCACCTCTTCAGCGGCATAGACGATCAGGCGGGAAACGGCCATGTTCAGGGCGACGATGCCGTCGATGCGCTCGGAGGATCGGGCCTTCGACGGCTTCTGATTGCCGGCCGCGTCGGTCTCGACCTCGACGTTACCCGCCATCCAGCGCAGGATCGGGTTGCCGCCGTGCTCGAACTTGCCCTCGAGGACCAGCCGTTCGAGTTCCCGCCAGCCGGGGGCGAGGCCTGCGTGGGTCTGCGCGATCGGGACGCACGTCGCGCCGTCCTTCGTCAGGTCGGTCACCAGTTGCGTGGCGTTCCATCGGTCGAAGCCGGTCTCTCGGATCTCGCGCTCCCCGGCCATCGCCTTCTGGTACTCGATGACGAAGTCATAGTCGGTCACGTTGCCGGGCGTCGCGACCAGGAAGCCGTCGCGAATCCAGTCCTCGTATGGCACGCCATCGTTGCGGCTGCGCTCGTGGGCACCGTCCTCTGGGCACCAGAAGGCGCAGATGGCCGCGACCTTGCCATCCTCGAGGCGGAAGACGTCGACGTCCGCAGTCAGGTCGCGGACCGAGGCCAGGTCGAGCCCGCCGAAGCCGACCGCGCCCTTCGGGATCCGCCGCGCCGCCCACTCCTCGTAGGTCTCGAGTTCGCCCGTGGCCTCGTCCACGATCCGGCCGTCGCAAGCGTCCCATGCCGTGAGATCGATCGCCCTCGTCGACTGCTGCGTCGGGACATTCATGTGGAAGCGCAGGTAGGCGGCCATCGCGCCGGGTGATCGCTTCGCCTTGGCAGCGCGCTCGCGCAGGAAGTCGAGCCCCACCGAAACGCCGAGGTTCGGGTTGGCCTTGAGCCAGACCGACTCGTCGAACGGGTCGTCGCCCTCATCGAGCGTGTAGACGATGGCGAACATCGAGTCGTCGGTGGCGCGGCCCTCGAGGACGGCGATCGCGTCGGACCGCTCCTCCCACCAGACGCCCTCGCGCTTGACGCCAGCGGTCGTGATCTTCCAGACCATCGGCTGGCGCCGGGTCGAGCCCGCCTTCTCGATGTTGTCGAGGAGGTCGCGGCTGTCGTGGACGTGAAGCTCGTCGATGATCGCGCCGTTCGGGCGGATGCCCTGGTCGGAGTCGGAGTCCCGCCCCAGCGGCTGGAAGAAGCTCGCCGAACTGATCTGCGAGAGGCTGTCGGCATTGATCTGGATCCGCTTTCGGAGGCTCGCGCTCTTGGCGACCATCTGCATCGCGGCGGTCCAGGGGATCTTTGCCTGCTGATGCTTGGTGGCAGCCGAGTACACCTCGCCACCAGGTTCGCCGTCGAAGAAAGCTAGGCGCAGGCCAGCGCCGCCAGCGATCGTCGACTTCCCGTTCCCCGACCCGACCTCGAGGTAGACGCTGCGGAAGCGCCGGGAACCGTCGGCCCGCATCCAGCCGAAGGCCGAGCCGATGACGAACTTCTCCCAACCCTCCAGCACGATCAGGTCGTCCCGGCCCTTGTAGTGGTGGAGCAGATGGTAGAAGTCGATCGAGTGCTGGGCCTGTCTCACGTCGAACCACAGACCACGCTCGGTGCCAGTCGCTAGGTCGGACAGATGGCGCTCGCAGGCCTTGCGAACGTAACGGCAGGCGACGATCCGGCCAGCAACCACATCGAGGGCGTACTGAGTGACCGGATCTGCCGGGGGCGGCGGGACCATCTTGTGGCGGGCGCGCGGGGCGAGGGTCGAGATCGTCATCCGTGATCGTCCAGCCAGTCCTGGGTCGCATCGCCGGAGCCCGTCGCTGGCGTCGTCAGGCCTTCGCGCGCCGATGGCGAGAGGCCGAGTTCGCGGGCCAAGTCGCGCATCAAGCGGGCGTCCTCACGGACGAGTTGATGGAGAGGGTTCTTGACCAGGTCGCCCTTACGGGCACCGTGGATGAGCGGGCCGCTCTTTGCGAGCGCGATCGATTCCCCGACGTGCCGCGCCTCGGTCTCGCAGTAAGCCCGGAACAGGCCGAGGTCGACGCGCGTGAGTATCCCGGTCTGGCCGAAGTCCCGCATGACCCGGCGCCAGACGCGCTTCCCGTCCTCGCTCATGTCTGCCGGCATGACGGGGCGGTTGGACCGTGGCTTCGGTGCCGCGCGGTTCAGACGCCACTCGCGCTTCTCGCCGTGGAGGAGCTTGAGGCCCGTCGGCATCTTGGTCGGCCCGCGGCTACCCATCGAGGTGCTCGGCCTTCCGCCCTGTGAAGTTCTGCCAGCGGTCGATAGTTACCTGGGCGTAGCGAGGCTCCAGTTCCAGAGCGAAGCAACGGCGGCCCAGCCGCTCGGCGGCGATGATCGTCGTGCCCGAGCCGATGAAGGGATCGTAGACGTCGCCGGCGTGGTTGGCGATGGGGGTCTCGAAGAGCACGACGGGCTTTTGGGCCGGGTGGTCATACTTCTCCTCTTTGGAGCCGCTCATGATCATCTTCGGGCTCGGCGCCCGCCAGATCGTGCTCTGGGTGTGGTCGGACCCGACGAAGAGGTTGGGGATGCCAGGACGCCGCACGGCCCAGCAGGGCTCGTGGCCCCAGTGATACCAAGACCGCCCCATGGCGAACAATCCCTTGTCCCAGATGATCTGGGCGACGATCTCGAAGCCGATCCGCTCCAGGCCGACGGCTACCTCCGCGGCATGGACGCCGGCGTGCCAGACGTAGCCGACCTGGAGGCTCGGGACCAGAGCGAAAGCCTCCGACCAGTCCACGCGTGTGTCGCCGCTGAGTGTGGTGTTGCGATGGCCCTCCGTTCGCCCGTGGCGCCGCGTGGGCCCTTGAATGACGTCATCGGCGTCGGTCGGGCCATCGATCCGCATGTACGGCCGCTCGGCGGGACCCATGCCGTTGTATACGCCGTCGCGCCAAGTCGGGTCGAGCGCCACGCCGTATGGCGGGTCAGTCGCGAGCAACATTGGAGTGCCCCCCCCCCAGCAGCCGCGCGACGTCCCCGGGGTTCACCGCATCGCCGCAGAGCAACCGGTGGTCTCCGAGCGCGAACAAGTCGCCGCGTTTGATGGACGTCGCTTTGACTTCGGGGACCTCGTCGGCGTCCGTGAGGCCGGCTTTCGGGCCCCGCGGAAGCAGGTCACCGAGCAGCGCCGCTAGGCCCTCGTTGTCGATCGAGATCCCGGCCAGAAGTTCGGCGAGTTTCGCATCGTCCCGAGTGGCCATCGCCCCGATCGGGTCGAGAGTCGCCAGGACGAGCGCCTCCTCCTCTGGATCGAGGTCGACATAGAGCACCGGGACCGTCGCCTCGCCGCGGGCCAGCGCCTCCTCGACGCGGGCATGGCCATCGACCACGTGCCCGCTCCGGCGGTTGACCATCACCTGCTGGACCCAGCCGACCTCGGTGAGTGATCCTCGGAGGGCGGCGCGCTGCCCGGTCGGATGCGTGCGCCAGTTGGCGGGGTTGGCGATCAGGTCGCCGGGTGCTTCCTCGCCCGTGCCCACGATTCGGTTCTGCCAGGGGGCGGGAGCGGACCTGGCGGTCATGCCACGGCCTTGGAGTCGCGCCGCAGGCCGACCTGATCGTGGCAGCGGTGCCTGGCGGACCGACAGAGCCAGCGCTTGTTCGAGGC